AAATTACAACAAGCGCTTGATGTGAAAAAGGTTGCCGTAACAGCAGACATTTTTAATCAACAAGGAGAAAAGTAAACATGCAAGTACACCCCTTAGGTCTTCAAGTAAGTGCGGGAGCAAGCTCAGGCGCGGCCATCACGGTTAGTAACGCAAAATTAGTATATGTATTTAATACAGATACTGCAGAGCAATTAGTAACTGTAGAAGAAGCTGCGACAGGTGTTGCAAAAGCATCACTTACAGTTGGGCCAGATCAATCAATTGTACTACAAAAAGGGGCCAAAGATGAAATATTTGCGGGTTCAACTAATGTTAAATTTACTCCTGTAGCATATACAAACTAATGAAATTTATTGTAGAACATTTAGAACAAGAACTCAATTATTTAACTGAGGAAAAGAACGGTAAGAAACAAACCTTTATCGAAGGTGTGTTTATGCAAGCCGACAAGTTAAATAAGAATAAAAGAATTTATCCTAAAGAAGTACTTTCAAAGGCAACGAATAAGTACATAAAGGAACAAGTTAGTAAAGGCCGTGCAGTTGGTGAATTGAATCACCCTGACGGACCTGCGATTAACTTAGATAAAGTTTCACACAGAATTACCGAACTCAAATTTGAGGGTAATAATGTTGTTGGAAAGGCACTCGTATTGGACACACCGATGGGTAATATTGTGAAAGGTCTCGTTGATGGTGGTGTTAAATTAGGTGTCTCAAGTCGTGGTATGGGAACAGTTGAGAATAAAAATGGCCAAACAGTTGTAAAAAACGATTTCGTTCTTGCTACTGTGGATATCGTTCAAGACCCCTCTGCACCTGAAGCCTTCGTAGATGGCATAATGGAAGGTGTAGAATGGATTTATGAAAGTGGCGTATTCAGACCTCAACAACTTGAAAAATATGAGACTGAAATTCGAAAGGCATCAAGCTCTGAACTTGCAGAAGCTCAGAGACGAGTCTTTAGTGATTTCCTCTCCAAACTCTAATCATTAAAATCAAAAAGCTATATGGAAGATACACATACAGAAAACGAAGATATCATTGAAGATATCACAGAAGAGCAGCTTGCTAATGAAGAGGTTGAACAGGACACTGAAGATACCTCCGAAGAATCAGCTGTGACAGAATCAGATTTAACTGACTCTATCAAAGACATCTTACTTGGTGAAAAAGCCAAAAAAGAAGGTGAACATGATGACGAGGAAGAAGATGAAGATGAAGTCGAAGAAGGTGCGCATGACGACGATGACGACAAAAAGAAAAAAGACGTCAAAGAAGCTGCGAAATCTAAAAAAGAAGGCGAGCACGAAGACGACGAAGACGAAGATGAAGACGAGAAAGACGTCAAAGAAAGTACTGAAGACCTCGAAGAAGCAACTAAGGCAGACCAATTAAAAGATGCTTACATGAAATTGAAAGCAATGAAAAAGGCTGATCTTAAAGGTGCTTATGAAGGTCACTGTGAAAACACAGCAGCTGCTAAAACTCTAAGTCCAGGCGCTTCAAAACTCGAAATCTTAAACGCAATGTATAAAGAAATGCAAAAGATGACTAAGTCTAATCTTGTTGCTGCTGTTGATGGTCTTGCTAAATACCAAGATGACAAACAAAAAGCAGCGTTCAAAGGTGAGTCTAAAGAAATCACAGCCGCTCTTAATACATTAATTGAAAATGACTCTAATCTAAGTGAGGATTTCAAAGTTCAAGCTTCTACTCTTTTCGAAGCAGCAATTGCTAAGAAAGCAACTGAGATAAAAGAAGACTTGGAAATCCAATATCAAGAAGATTTACAAGAAGAGTTAAATGGTGTACGTGATGTTCTTGTTGAGAAAATCGATAACTATCTTTCTTACGTAGTAGAAAGCTGGATTGAAGAAAATGAAGCACAAGTAACTTCAACTCTTAGAGCTGATATTGCTGAAAACTTCATGTCTTCATTGAAAGACGTATTTGTAGAAAACTACATTGAGGTACCAGAAGAAAAACGTGACCTTGTTGAAGAACTCACACAAAGTGCTGAGTCTGCTCAAGAGAAGTTAACTGAGTCCGAATTGGAACTAGAAATACTTAAAGACCAAGTTGAAGCCTACGAAAGAAATGAAATCATTGCTGAAGCGTCACATGACCTATCAGAAAATGAATCTCATAAGTTAAGAGAAATTCTCGAAGACATTGACTTCAGCGACAAAGAAGCATTTACATCTAAAGTAAAAGTCATTAAATCTTCTCTTTTCTCCATTAAGGAAGAAACATCTACTGAAGAAGTAGTAGAAGACACCACTGGCGAAACAGAAGTAATAATTGAAGGCGAAGGCGACCCATTGGAAAAACTTCCAAAGAGCATGAAAGCTTATATGAACGCTATTTCTCAATTCAAAAAATAATCCCATAACAAAACAACAACATAGAAAGAATTAATAAAATGCTAAACGCAACAACAGAAATGAAAAAGTGGGCACCCGTGTTAGAACACGCTGATGCTCCAGCTTTCAGAGATGACTACCGTAAGCAAGTTACAGCTAAGCTACTTGAAAACACTGAAAAGGCTCTTCAAGAAGAGAATGCTCAGTCTAATTTTCTTAGTGAAAATAATCAAACAGCAAGCGCAGTACAAAACTACGATCCGGTTCTTATCTCTTTAGTCAGACGTGCAATGCCAAATCTCATCGCTTATGATGTAGCTGGTGTTCAACCAATGTCGGGCCCTACAGGACTAATCTTCGCAATGAAGTCACGCTTAGGTAGTAAAGATTCACCAGGTTCTGGTCTTATCGATACTAACGATGCTGAAGCTTTCTTCACCGAGCCTAACACAGACTTCTCAACTGGTAAAGATAGCGGTGCAAATGCTAACTACACAACTGCTGACGAAACAGACCCTGCATTCGGTACTGCTGATGCTGGATCACCTGAAACTGAAGTTACTAACTTCTCAACTGGTATTTCAACACGTGCTGGTGAGCAAGACTTCTTCAACGACATGGGTTTCACCATCGAGAAATCAACTGTTACTGCAGTTACTCGTGGTCTGAAAGCCGAATACACCATGGAGCTTGCACAAGACCTTAAAGCTATTCACGGCCTCGACGCTGAATCAGAATTGGCTAACATCTTGTCAACTGAAATCCTTGGTGAAATCAATCGTGAAGTTATCCGTTCAATCAATGCATCAGCTGAGCTTGGTGCTCGTAATGATGACACACAAGGTGCAAGTGCTAACCGTGGTACTGCCCAAACTGGTTCATTCTCACTAACAACTGATGCAGATGGCCGTTGGTCAGGTGAAAAATTCAAGTCGCTTCTTACACAGATTCAACTTGAGTGTAACACAGTCGCAAAACGCACACGTCGTGGAAAAGGTAACTATGTTATCTGTTCTTCAAACGTAGCTTCTGCTCTTGCTGCAACTGGACAACTCGATTACCAACATGATGGTCTTAATGTAGATGACACAGCAAATACCTTCGCAGGTACTCTTACTGGTGGAATCAAAGTATACATTGACCCTTATGCAGTTACAGATTACGCTACAGTTGGTTATAAAGGAACTTCTCCTTATGACGCTGGACTATTCTATTGCCCATACGTACCACTCACAATGGTTCGTGCAATTGATGAGCAAACATTCCAACCTAAGATTGGATTCAAGACTCGTTACGGTATGATTGCTAACCCATTCGCTTCTGGTGAGGGTGCAACTATTACTGACGGTTCTCTTGGACCTGTTCGTGCAAATAGATTCTTCAGAATCTTCCGAGTACAAAACATCAATGTAGAGGACGCATAAGTCTAAAGCAAATTAAACAAATTTAAAGGGGCTCTCGAAAGGGAGCCTCTTTTTTTGTGTTAAGTTACATTATTTTATAAATACATTTGTTACAAGTCGTAACGATTGTTCATTCAAATTAAAACATTATGGTTATAGAAATTATAGCATATATGGCCGTTTGGTTTGCGTTTGGTGTATTATTGGCAATGCTTTTGTATTCTAATAACCCTTATGCAAGAGCCAAAAAACTTGCTGATACTGCTTTAGAGCGTATCGAAGTATTAAAACACAAGTGGCTTGAATCAGAAAAAGCTGGATATGATATTGGTATGGAAACTGCCAAGAAATCTTGGAAAAGAACCCACGCTAAAAAATGGAAAGCTAGTAGACGAAAGCTACTTAATTAAATAGAAAACTAAACCGCAGCTCATCTTTTTCGAAAGGTGGGCTGCTTTTTTATCCATAAATAGTATTATGCCATCACAAAACAATCTTACAACAAATCACAACTTTCTTTCACCGACAGGATTTAAGCTTGTTATCAATAGAGAAAAGTTTGCGAATACAGAATACTTTTGTACATCTGCAAGTTTACCAAACGTGTCTCTTGGAGTAGCTGAAACAAACTTTCAGCAATTCAAAGGGTATGTTCCTGGTGATGTAACGCACGAAGAACTAACTGTTCGTATTGCGGTTGACGAAGACTTAATAGTATATAAAGAAATTTTAGATTGGATATATCGTAATCGTGATGTTAGACCACCAGAAGTTCACGATGGTATTTTATTGATTATGTCAAGTAGTTTTGACGCATCAAAAAGTAAACAGATACAATTAACAAATATGTTTCCAACAAGTATCGCGTCACTTGAATTCAATACTACATCACAAGATGTGGAATATTTTCAAGCAGATGTAAGCTTCAGATATGACTACTATAAGTTTTTATAAATAATTAAATGATAACTCTTGAGAATGTATTAGATATGTGGAAGACCGATTCGGTCATTGACGAAAACGAACTTGATAAAACAACAATAGATACGTCAAAACTTCACGCAAAATATTTAGAAGTGTTTTCTGTTGCAAAGTTGCAGCTTAAGAAAAATGAAAACAGACTAGATGAATTGAAAAAAGAAAAGTGGCTATACTTTA